GTGTTATCGTTTTTGTCGAGAGTACACTTAACCGACAATGACACGCTTTCTCGTCGTTATTTTTACTATCTTGATGGCGGCGAGCTTGCTTGGCAGGAGCAACCTGCCGCAACGCTTCACTGAACACTTATCCAATTCTTGTTTTTGCCAAAAATGACAACCTTCGATCCTGACAGCATTACGCCATCTGATGACTTCATGCGGGGGCTAATTAGCGAAACAAATTACAGAGACGCTTGTATATTAAGCGCTCGCTGGGGCGCCGAGCAAGCCGTCTATGCGCTTAAGCACCAATGGCCAGAGCCTTTAATGAGGCCCGTAACCAAGGAAGATGGAGACAAAAACGGATTCGTTCAAGTCTGGTTCCAGGAAAATGGCAGTTGCTATTACAACTTGTGCCACTGGCAAGATGTTAGGGGTCGCCTCTGGCTCCACACTGCTAGCTGGGAACCCAAGCCCGAACCAACGCCCAAAGTGAAAGCGCTAAATATCTTGCAAAACAGGCTAAATGCAACTCGCCCAGAAGGTTGTGCATATTTTGGTGTCAATGACGCCGAGGAACTACTTAGCGCATTACTTGCTCTTCCTGACGAAGTGTCACGAGTGCCACACATCCACGATGGAAACATCGAATATACCTGGAAAGAATAATGCAGCGCTTCAATCTCTGGCTAACTGATCCAACAGAATCAAAGATCCTTTGTTACGGGGATCAATCCGATATGGATGAGCTTGCTGCGTTTAGCGCCGCAATCGGCCTTAATGTCGAAGTTCGGCCTGACAGACGCTTGACTGACTCACCGCAGGAAGACCCATGAACAGGCTAAGTTTTGACAATTTTCTGAAATCGTTTTCCAGGCTACGAGATAAGAATCGAGCAGCCCGAAAACAGCGATGGTTTTTCTATGCAGCCACACTCTGGGAAGAAAGCCAAGGTCAAACGTACATGAACGGAACAATCTCTTTTGACTTTGACAGCTTTGACCCGCTAACCTGCATAGATTTACTCACGGGATACATCGCCAAGCGGTCTGGCTGCCGAGTCAACCATATTCATGTCACCGCACTTACGCCACTGGAGATCCCGCCCCCATGAACAAGCGCAGCATGGTAGCAGCCGTGTTACTATTGCTTAGCGGTTCTACCGCCGTCCTGCATGTTTCCGTTCTTCTTTTTTTCACCGCAATTCTCTTTCTCTTACCATGGAAAAAACTTTTGACTTTGACAGCATTCCAGATAAGGCAACGCTAGAGGCGGAACTTAAAGATGTGCGGTTTCCTGTTAGCGTCGAGATCCGGCAAGGGGAAAGACAGCCGGTTCGCACTGCTAACGGGTCGCATTGGCCTATCAATGAGATGCTAGATCCTGACAGCCTATACGAACTTAACGCCTTGCTCGAAAATGGCAAGGCTGATGGTTGGCTAAAAGATATGCCAGTAACGATGATCTGCGAAGAATGGGCAGAGGAGGATTTAGGGCCAGAGCCTAGCCTGAGCGCAGCAGAGCGCAACCCATCTATGGTGGGCAAGTAAATGGAAGTCTCTATATCTGTCGGTAATCCAATTCTTATGGCTTACCTAATTGGTATCCCATTGTTTTGGTCGGCTTTTATTCTTAATTATGATTACTTAAGCCCTGGGGATACACAGATAGAACTTGCACATGCTATATTCTGGCCACTTGCTGTAGCAGGCGCCGTCTTTTGGCGGTTTCCTCTATGGCTGCTGAAGATGTGGAAAAAATAATGACAGCACTACCGCCAATCGCGCTACTTCAGTCTCTATTTCACTACAACCAAGTAGATGGGACTATAACCTATCTCCAGCAACGTGGCCCCAAGAAGCCTGGCGATTTAGCCGATAGCACACGCAATGGCCTGCCTGTTGTCTACATTCACGGCAAAGAGTACAAGGCCGCCAATGTGGCCTGGGCGCTTCATTGTGGCAAGTGGCCATACGGCTTCTATGTTGTTTGCCGCGATAAGAATCCATGCAACCTGGCCTGGGATAACCTAGTGGCAAAACATGTCAAGCCAGTTTATATCAATCCCCGTGGCCGGCGAGCCAAGCGGCCTGGCTGGCTCAAGAAAGACCTGAGGCGCAATCGAGTCACTGGCGAATGGACGGCTCGATACGATGGCGCACTGCTGCCAGGCACCTTCCTGACGCAGGCAGAGGCGGCAGCGGCAAGGCGGTTAGCAGCGAAGGAAAACGCAGCCGATGGCTAACCTAATCGCGCATGACATTAAAATTAAAGACTTAAGACTTAGGCGCCTACCGTTCAAAAAGGTTAGGATCAATCAGATATTCTACTCGGATCGCCGCTGGTATCAGAAAATATCGCAACAAATAGCAATAACAGCAGATAGTGTTGAAAATGAAAGAAGACGAATTAAGGCTACTGTCATGGTAAGAGTAATGGATGAAGCGGTGTCATCTGCCAGGGCTAAGGGGGGAATGACGTTTGAAGAGTTTATCCAGAATGCCGCTTTGTGACAAACTGTTAAGCATCTGGCACCGACCTTGGCATGTTGGCGCTTGGATGCTGTATAGTTACATTGTCCAAGCAACCCAAGCCGCCATGACAAACGCCATTCTTCCAGTCGCAATGTTGCACGCAGCAGCGCAGTTCACCTCACCAGATCCTGTTAAGCAAACACTGACCGGCATTCTCGTTAGGCCGGCAGATGGTGGAGGAGTTATTATTAGCTCCACCGATGGACGTAGGGCCTTTCGTGTTACATGCCCAGATCCTAAGTGGGTATGCGAGCAAGCATTGCTGCTATCAGGCAAAGCGTTTAAGAAGCGCATACCATACGCTAGAATCGCTGAATTTGAGACGCCATTTAGCAACGCTGCTATTCATGGCGGCAAAAAGCTAGCAGAATACATGCAATCATTGCCGGCAATATGGCAATGTGAATACGGAGCTGCGGCAGATACCTATACAAACATAAATCCCGCTACGCTTTATCTAGACTCGGATCAGCTATGGCCCAGCCAATATGGAAGAGAGACTGATACGCCTATTGGGTTTAATGCGGCATACTTGGCCGACTTTTTGGCAATAGTTAAGCTGTACTCACATACTGATCTTGTGGTTAGCGAGCGCAACAGATACAATACGCCAATGATCTTTAGCGCTCGGGTAAACATGGAAGAACTATCAGTGACCATGGAATACTTGTTAATGCCAGTAGTGGATCAAGCCAGCAGATCGCCATACGCTAGCCGTGGCATGGTAGTGGCAGTGGAGAGTGAAGAGTAACACATTACAAACTGTTAAGCACTTTCAGCCGGGCCTAGCAAGTCCGGCTTTTTTCATGCTATGATTACTTTGTCCAAACGACACCGGCAACAAGCCGAACCACACATGGAATCAACCGCTTCGATCATTGATCTGGAATCAGTCGCACCAGAAGACCGCAAAAATGCCTTTGCCCGCCAGGCTGCAGAGCATATTCAGGCACAAGAGTTTGGCGCGGTAGTCGAACGCATTGCCGCAGATTCTGGGCTGCGGCCAGCCAATGGCGAATCAAATGAAGATTTCATGCAGCGTCTTCACACTGACGGCGCCTTGAAATGCTACTCTCCATTGAAAGATACGCCATTCACCCTATTTTATCTGTACAATAAGCCGTTAATTGGCTTTCTGCCGCCAGATATTGGCGGCAAACAGATAGCCGAAGACACAAGCGCAATGACTGTAACCATTAACGTGGTTCAGGCTGAGCTGATGCCACAATGGGGCGATTCGAGTGGCGTGAAAAAGCTCTTTAGTGCATTTATGCTTTCCAAGTTGCTAGGCATCGAAGTCTGAACCACCTTACAAACTGTTAAGCGTTTATGGGCGAGCCTAGCAAGCTCGCTTTTTTATGTGCTACGCTTACTTTGTTCAAGCCACCGGCAAACAAGCCGGATCATCCAATGACACTTTATGAAGAGCTGACCAAGGTTGGCTGTTTGATTGCCCATCACGAATCAGACCTTAACGCTGCTAAGGTTGGCTATACGTTAACCCTTAAATAGCCGGCAAGGTAAATCCTGGGGGCTGGGGCTTTCGAGTCCCAGCTTTCTCATTGGATTCTCAACCTGGACAGATCAGCCTGGCTTATGGTCATTTTGAGGATCTGTATCGAGTAGTGATCTATTCAAAAGCCTTGCGCCGCAACGGTCTACAAGGAAAAAGGTGCCGAGGAGATTGATCTGTTTTTTTGGCAACACATTCAGAAGCCTTGCAGCGCAACGATCTGTGAGAAAAACGCAAAAGGAGATCATTTGCCTAATAGAAAAGGTGGGGGAAATAGGTATCAGGGCGATACAGTCTCACTATGAGTCTCAATGAGACAGAGAAAAAGTGAAAAAAAGTATTTTCTTCTATTCTCTCTACCTCTACCAGCTCCCACCGGGCTTTTGACCCTGTTGCCGGCAAAACAGACGAATCTCCGCCATACTGCGACCATAAGCTCAGCCTATCTAGCCATTTCCCTGTTGCCGGCAAAGTAAAAGCATGAAACTATGCCGCGTAGTAGTATCATGCAACTACAGATAAACGCAAAATGGATTCGTCTCTCTCTCGCATTAGCCCCACTCCCATTCACTGCCGGCCAGATAGCGAAAGATTATTGCGCACACATAATGTTTGGCAGGCATCTTGGGACCAAAGCAGCGAAAATGAAGAAGCGCCAGACTTAGAAGCATTAACAAAAGAAGCATTCAATCATTACGCCGCTGGCTTGTTGCCGGTTCAAGTTAGGTGGAAGCTAGGCGAAGCGCATCCGTGCCTCTCCAACACCACGCTGACGCGCATTCAGCGCCGCGCTGAGAAGGCTCTGGTGGCCGCTGAGAGTGCTCCGCCAGAGCTACGCCGCGCCATGGTGGCCGCAGCCCGTCAGGTGGCCATTCAAGGGGCCCTAGCGACCCGTGATTGGGGGCCAGCACTCAAGGGGCTCGAGAGGGCGGGTGAGATCGCTGGGGAGCTGCGTGAGAGCGCCGGCCTGAGCGAGGAAGACCTCGTGTTGACCGTCTCAGTTGAGCAACCTGTGCTCCCTGCCGGTGAGTCTCAGCCAGTCTCAGATGAGACAGCGCCCAGTCTCAACGATGAGACGGTTGAGATTGAGACTGAGACTTGTTGAGAACCCTTGCGGCGCAATGAGTCTCAAGTGAGACGGCCATTCATGCAACTAAATGTTAAGCATTCATGGGCGCTAGCCCTGTTAGCGTGGTATTGTATGGGAGTCATTCACAAAAGAGGCATTTATGGGCGCATCCTTTCCTAACATTGACATAAGTTGCCGGACAGGCGAATATGTAGGGTATTCAGCCGGCAACGATGGAATATGGTTTATTAAAAGAGCTAACCCTACAGGCTCAAAGTATAGATGGCTTGTGCAAAAAAGAAACAATAAGGATTGTTTCTACGCAAGGACACTGGGAGAGATAAGCGAAAAATTATTAAGCCTTGACGATGCTGCCACTGTTACTAACTGTTAAGCGTCCAGCCACGGTCGCTTAACAACCATGCTACCATTGACAAGCAAACACGCACCGCCCACCATGGCTGAATTGATTTCAAGAGCTGAATACATGGCCGATCCTCGCCACGCAAACCGCACCAAACAGCAGGCAGCCCATCGCGCCTACTACGCTCAGTTTGTGACTCCTGCCCATTTTACTAGGCTCAAGAGTCTAGCCGACAGAATCAAGGCCAGCAAAGATCGACACTTTAACAACATAGACTTAAAGGTTTGGGACCGACTATCACTTCCTATTCCCATGGAGTCGAATAGTCTGCTGCTCAAGTGTGGCGACTTTCCTACACTTGCTGGCGCTGTTTGTATCTTAAAGGAAGCTGCCCAACAAATCAGGGAGGGTTCGGCTAATGTCTGACCTAATTCTCGGCCCAGTAATTATCACAAAATACTGTTGTGCTACCAACAACAAAGAGTCCCGTGTTTTGGCAACACACAAGAGAGATAACGATACAACTTGGCGCTGTTATCTTAGTGTTGACAATGCCTTAAGCAATGAAGAAAACCACTTAAAAGCTGCCGAAAAATTACTAGCAAGGTGGCCATACGAAAATAACCTCAAGATAGTTGGCAGGGGCCATGATGCTAGTAATTATTTCTTTCTTTGTCAGTCTGTCTAGCATTCATTCATTCATTCATTCATTCATTCATTCATTCATTCATTCAAGCCATGCAAGTCCAAAGCATCTCCCCTGCTAATTTTCTGGTTAATCTTGAGGCTAACAAGGATAAGCGTAAGGCAGAGATTTACGATGCTGCCATGGTGTTATTAAGAGCACAACATGACCTAGGGATAACAACTCTTAGCCTTGCTGCTGTTACTGACTTAAGCGAATTGTGCCGAAAGATCGAATTAGGTGAGAAAATATCAGGATCGCCCTTGCTAGAGTTTTAACCTTGCAAACTGTTAAGCATCCAAGATCCTACCATGCTAAGGCATGGTAGGATATGCAAGTACCAAAGCAAACAAGCACCATGTCACAAACATTCTCAGACTGGAACAATGTTCCTCAAACAATCGAGAGAAAGATTGCCAAGATGTGGCAAAAATGTGGTGCGGTATGTAGCGAAACTAGCACCGATAGCAACGGTAAGAAAGCAGAGGTGTATAGGCTAGGTTCCCATAAGGTAATAGATAACTTAGACTATCTTACCGATGCACAGAAAATAAAGTTATTCGAGATCGCAGCCAACCATGGCGGAGTTATCTTGCATAACTTGCTACATTCTTTATCTTTTGAGACTGAGGCTGTTAGGGTAACTGGCGACAATGAAATATACTACGTGCCAAGCATGATCGTAGGTACGTGGCCACACTGCGGACTCTTTGGCAGTATGGCTGATGATGGTAGCATCCACACCTAGCCAGCCACATTACTAACTGTTACGGGTCAGATGCAGAGCGTAGCATCTGACCCTAGGATAAGCAGGCAAGCAACCCACAGCAAGCATGCAAACTCAACACGCGACAGGCCAAACCGTCAAAAGCTCGGATCCTTGCAACTCTAGCCCTTGCGACCTAGCTTTCTTAACAGAAGAACAGCTAATAACGCAGACGCTTATTCATCAGGATAAGTTTAATTCTAATTGGATGATTTGTATGAACAATCATTACAGTTCGGGTGTCTATATTGATGCTGAGATCGCAATGAATAACGCCTATGCAATACTACAGAGAATATTAGATTATGTCTATGCTTATCGCTCTTCCAGCTTTTATGTTATGCTCAATAACTTGTGCGCTCCCAAAGCATAGCCTATCACTCTCCAATCCTTCCCATGGCACGCTCCGCTCTGTTCATTGGATTCTGCGCTTATTTAGTTACCGGAACTATCGCTATGTCGTTCCTTAGTTCTTTAGCTGACAAGTTCAAGGCTAAACAGTTTCCTATTACAACACAAATAGAATTGATTAAGTATAACTAGCGCTACCACTCTCCAATCGCTCCCCGGTTTGCTATGCTTACCGGGGGCAGGGTTGCGATTTTCGTGTAGCGGGGAGGGGGTGCCCATACCTCTCCCATCTCGCAGTGCCCGTATAAAAATATAACAACAATTCGCCCACAAACCGAACTGTTGCATGTTTTTCATTCTTCCCCAAACAATATACCCACATACAAAAATACGCCAGCGTACAAGCTAGCGTATAAGTAACCGGGGGTAAGGGTTGCGTTTATGGCCGGCAAGTAAGCATCCAGCTTTCGCCCCCTGCCATCCAGCGAGGATTCCAGTTTTTCCGGCTATAGTTTTGGCGATAGCCATTGTAATTGGCAGTGTAACCGCCTTGAATTAACTTAGCCTCACCGTTTGGATCGTTGTGAATCCAATGCGTAGCGGTGTAACCTACGATTACACTCCAGTGACCGCCGCCAATAGGATTGCTAACATTGCCTTGATGCAGCCAGCCTACGGCGATAGGCCGGCCAGCGTTAATTTCAGCTTCAAGATCGGCCAACTTGCCGTGTTTCGTAAAATTGACAGTTAAACCCAAGTGGTGAAGAGTCCCAAGTTGTGCCGTTACGTCCGTTGTGTCACCAAATTGCCGACGAATCCGGTTGTAAGCATCATCGTTGGCGATCTTGCCGTGAAACATGGCCAGCATGGCGCAGCTAGAGCTGAAGCACTCCCGGTAGCCACGGCCACTGGCGTTATCGTTTTGAGACTGCCACTTGACATCGAGAGGATTGGGAAACCTGGCAGCCGGTGGCCTGGGCGGAGTTGCGGTCATGGTCAGCTTCCAGCGTCAGCGGCCAGTCTATCACGCTCACGCCAAACAAGATCGTCTAATTCGTCCATCCACTCTTCTGGAATAGCTTGATCAGTAGCATTGCGCATGGTCATTGCCTGAAGAATGTCAGCAGTGCGCAGCCTATCAACTTCGCGCCGAGGCTTAAGGTCAACTGAAGGCTTTATATGCCCTGTGGCAGCAGGGTAAAACATCTCGGGGCCATCCCCTCCCTCCCATGGGCAAGGTATGACAGCTTCTCTCAAGGCGGTCTTTCCTGCTTGCCGGCCAGAAATAATAATCCGACGACGGTTTGTGTCAGGGTTTTGCGCAAAGCTGTGCAGCGCTTTTATTGTCTCGTTAAAATTGCGCACTGCATCTGGCGTGAGTTCCAAGGCCGTTTCCTGTTGATTACCCATCAATCATAGCACGATCATCGCAGCGTCAGCGTCTTGCGAGCAACAAGGTGCGTCACCCCTGCCGGATCAACGACAACAACGCCAGCCGTTGCAGAGGACGGTAACAGTTTGTAGGAATATGGCAATTTCCAGCCAATCTCGCCGTTGTGCCGGACCATCGTAAACTCGCGGGGGCGTTCCATGGCTCAATCATAGCTCATCCCTTGCCGGCAAGCAACGTGATAGAATGACACTGCAACAAAACGATCCGCGCATGACTCCGTTTTTCTGCCTGCTTTTGACAATTTACGTTCCAGAAACAAAACAGTTACGCCGTTGCGCTGTCGAATACGACCCGAATAGCCACCCAGACGGCGCGGATGTTATGGACTATTGGCAGGAACCGGAACACAAGGAAATTCTTTTGGCGCTGGCTTTTTGCGGGGAAACGCAAAACGACGAAGACTTCGTATTGGTTGACGTTCTCCTGATCGACTTAATTCTTACTAGGGATATGGCGCTGGAAAAGGTTGTGGTAGAATGACACTGCAACAATCAACGCATCATGGGCACTCTCGCTGACTGGCGGATCCACGAACGCTGCATGGCTGGCATGGTCACTCCGTATGATCCTGCGCTGGTCAACCCGGCATCGCTTGACTTGCGCTTGGGCAGCAACATTATGATCGAATCAGCGGAAAGCCCAGAGATGGTGCTAGTTTCAATCGCTAAATACACAGAGAAAAATCCTTATCTCATAGTGCCAGGACAATTCTTTTTGGCTGAAACTGAAGAGTTTTTTAACATTCCCAACGACTTGGAAGGCCAATTTATCCTTAAATCCTCTCGCGCGAGGAGTGGATTACAGCATTTGATGGCCGGTTTTTGCGATCCCGGCTGGCACGGCTCGCGCTTGACACTTGAGCTTAAAAATGTTCGCCAACTTTGGCCGATAGGCATTTATCCAGGCATGAAAATCGGGCAGATGAAGTTTTCTACGATGGATTCCGAGCCTACGTTCTCTTACGCCGTCACCGGCAGGTATAATAACGATGCAACCGTCACCGCATCAAAGGGCTGAAGTTATGACAAGCATCGAAGAAACACTGGAACAACGCGGCAAGCGTTACGGCAAGTTTACGGATCACGCTCAAGTCACGCAAGACCTAAAGCGAGTCGTCGCCGCCCACTTACAAGGAGGCCGCCCGCACATGGCAGCAGATCAATGGGAGGCGCTGGATATGATTTTCCACAAAATAGCTCGCATTGTCTGCGGCGATCCTAACTATGCCGATAGCTGGCACGATATTGCCGGTTACGCCAAGTTGGTGGAAGATCGGCTTAATGCTAATGGCGTCTTTGCCGTCGAGGAGCCGGCAGAGTTGGAATGGCCGCAGGAGGTGGTAATCAAAACAGTGGCTGGCCAAACTAAGCTTGCCAACGGATCGACTCGTATTGAGTTTGCCGATGGATCTTACGAAGAGCTGCCCCCATTAGAGGCCGTGCCCACCGAAGCCGCACCCATTTGCCCAAACTGCTCTTGCGCTGCCTGCGGCGCCATTGCTAGACTGCAAAACAATAGCGGCCTTAGACAAGCGATTGGCTTGTAACAATGGGCAAACGAACTAATCCAGAAAAGTGCGCAAATCCTAGCTGCGCATCTTCCCACCAAGTCATTATCGTAGAAACACGCATGACAGCGTGCGGCGGTCGCGCAAGACGGCGGCGCTGCGATCAATGCGGCCACCTGTGGTACACCGTGCAGCCACCTGAAGAGCAAGTCGAAAGCTGGCGGCTGATCTGGACGAAGAAAGGGCCAGTCACACTGGAGCCACCACCAGAATCGCCAGAAAAAGGCAAAATATAGAGAATTAGTAGACTCTGTGGGTAGTAACAGTACCCGATTCGCCTTTTGCAAGGTTAAATTTGCCTAGACACAAATAACCAAAGGCGTCGAAAGCATGATCAACGCCAAGTTTTTTGTTTGGCATTCTTGTTCCTTCGGCATAACCTAGTGTACGGAACGACTTTATTAGCTCCCGGCAACGTGGATGGATCTTGGTATGCACTTCCCCGTCTGCCGTGCGAAGCGCTGCGTTTACGGATCGAATCTTGTCAGCGGTGTTATAGGGCGCTTCAGGGGCAAAAACAGTAATGCCAGCCTTCCTAAGGATCTGGTGATCGCTAACGCCAACACCAGACGTTTGCTTTCTTTTGCCGGTCGGGTCAGGGCAAGCAATAATGCGGCGGCGAGTATCCGCGTCTTCGCTTGCCCAGCATTCGCCACCATATAGATCAATTAGCACGTCTGCCATGTCCCATGTATTGGCGCCCTTTAGGTTCAGTTCATTAAAAATTCGCAATTCTACAGCTCTGCCGTTTACCTTAATAATGTTTGCGCAAATAGCAGTAAGCGGATCGTTGTTAAAGTCCATTCCAACATATAGCGGCAACCTTGGATCGTCCTCAATCGTTGAGTCGATATTATCCATCGAAAAACACGACACCACAAGACCCGTATTTGATAGTATCTTTGCTTCGTACTCGCGCTCGAACACTTCAGGCGCCAGCGTTCTTCTAGCTTCCGCAATTTCGGCTGCTGGAATGTTGCCGCCTTGCAAGGATGTGTACTCATATAATGACCATTGCTTGGGATCGAGCCTTTCCAGGCCAGGATCGGCCATATCAGCATTTTTCAAAAGCAAGATTGTTTCGTAGAACCAACCTGCGGTGCCTTCAGGCGAGGGAGTGGTAGTAAAGAGCGCCCAGCCGTTGCGGTCAGAAAGTGCAGGGCGGATAACTGATCTCCATGTATATTCCGTCTGGAAAGCGCATTCGTCTAAATTTACCCCGCTTAATGCAGGACCGCGCAAAGCATCTGGATCTTCAGAGCCCTTAAGATAGATGCAAGATCCGTTAATCAAGTCTATTCTAAGGTTTGATTCGTTTTTCTTTCTTATCCAACGTTCGGGAATAATACTCTTGTAAGTATCCCAAGCGATCTCTTTTGCCATCCGATACGTTGGCGCAACATAATAGTAATTGCCCTTGC